CCTGACCAAGACGCTATCGTAGGCGTCGGAAAGGGTTACGGGCTCATATATATAGTATAGCGGATTGGGCCACGCCCTGATCGCACAGGGGATGGGCGGAGCCACCACGCCACAGTTCGCATCCCGGGCTGCGCCGCCCGTCAGTACCTCCGTGGGTGGGCACGCGGCATCCACAGCCCGAACCCGGTATAGGTAGCCTGCCTGCGGGTCGCCGCTTATCATCGGGATGTAGAGGTATGTCCCGTCGAACTTCAGCCGCCACGATGCAAAGTACGTCCAGTATTGCAAAAACTGGCCTGCGATCTGGTCGTTGGGGGCGAAGTAGTGGAGCACCGTGCGCTGCGTGATGGGGTCAATGCATACCAGTTCAGAGGTTCCCCACCCCGCTATCCAGAGGAACCCGCCCGCCATTCGGTAAGAACCACCCGAAATCCCGTGGGGGTAAGCCTGTCGGAGCGGAACTGTCTGTCCAAAGGTCCCGGTGCTGCCATCCGGCAGGATTACGGCTCCATCCGACGCTCTCACCCTCCACGGGTCGGCAAGGGCGTTGCCTCCAGCCCACAGGTACGTCCCATCGAACTCCAGAGCCGTAATCTGATTAGCTGAGTTAATCAAGGGAATGGGCGCTATCTCCACCCCGCCAACAAGGTCTACTACCCCTACGACACTCACGTTCCCGTTATTCTGGGTCGAGACGTAGTACATCAGGTCCCCGTTAGGGACGATCTTCCACGGGGGATAACCAACCTCGATGGATGCCTGTTGCCCGCCCGCGTTGAATCCTCTCACCCAATGCTTTCCGGCGTCAGAGGCCCCCATCCAGAAAAGCCCCTGGTGTACGCAGCCCGCCATTCCGCTCAAGACGGAAACGAAGCTAGTCTGAAACGCCCCGGTCACGGCGTCGTGGACGCGCAACGTGCTGTTGACATCAACAATCCATAGGCTCCCGGCCATGTATTCCATCAGCCAGGGGGCGTATCCCGTCAAGGCGACGGTCGCCCCTGCGAGGTTCGTGACCGCACCGGAAGCGTCGAGGTAGGCGTTGTCGCTGGGACGCAGCCTGATGATGGTGTTGTTGCTCTTGGAGAGACACCAATGGAAAGTGCCCGTGAACGTGACATCATCTGCCGTCCCGTAGGCTCCGGTGACGATGACGGTTTCGATTCGGGGAATACCCATCTACCCACCCGCCGATTCTGTGAGTGGGTAGATGGTCATGCCGTATCCCTACTTCGCTCGCGCCTTCGTGATTTCCTGGATCTGACGGGCCTGCTCCGCCAACGCCTGCCTCAGTTCGGTGATCTCCTGGTCCCGCTTCGCCAGTTCCGCCTGAACCTGCTGGGCCGGGGCATCCTTGGCCGCCTTGTCGAGATACGCGATGACCTTCCGCTGGAGCCCATGGAAGCCCATGAACTTCTGCCCGTTGCTATCCGACATATCCCGAAGCTGCTCTGCCGACCGGATGCCCTGGGCCGCCAGTTCCATACATTGCGCCTTCGAGATAAACGGGATCGCCGTCAGCGGCGTACCGTCGATAGGTGCTTCCAGGCCCGCCTTGAAGGCGGCGTATTCCCTGGGGAACTTCTTGCGATCCGACTCCTCGACAATCTTGATGAAATTGCAGGTAGCGTCACCTGGGATCATCTTCTTGATGAACTCCACATCGTCGAAGATGGGGCGTCCCTGAAGCAACGTCTTTTCCTCGTTTTGGACGGCATCCGTGAAGAACTGGATGATCGTCTTTCTAGGACCCTGACCGCCCTGTTCTTGCAACGCCAGCATCTCTGCTTCATCAGCCATCATCGGCATTTGGTCTCCCATTTCCCCCGGAAAAAGGGACGCCCAGGCGGGGGTCCTAGGCGTCCCCCTACGACGACTACAGGTTGGCGGTCGCTCCGATGTGCTGCGGGTAGTTCAGCATCACGGTCATGCTGGAGTTGGCCGAGGTGTAACTGACGATTGGCGCGATTCCGATGACCCGGAATCCCGTCTCACTCTGCGTGGAGTCGATCTGCCCAGTTGTGGAGGCCAGAAAGACAGGAGCACCTGCGGCGAACGAGGTGTTGGTCAGGATGGCATAATCACAGATTCCCGCTACCTGTACCCACCCAAACACGCTTGTCGCGGAGAGTGCCCCAGCAGCAATCCCCATCACGGGCCACATGCTAGCGGTGTGCGCCGTACCTGCCGCCTTGGCCGATACCGAATCGACGTACACCAAGCACCCGTGAGTGGCGTCCGAGCCACGGAGATAGACGAACTCCCCGTAGTTGCCTGCCGAGCCTACGCTTCCGGTCTGATAATCGAGTGCCCTCATCCTCACGCCCAACGGCCATTGCTGGACAGTACCGGTTGCGGTGACCGGAGACGGTGCCCCGATGTTCGGATCGACGATCTTGTAGACGATCTTTCCCATGGTGGCTCTCTCTCTACAAGTTGGCGGTCTTGCCGATGTGCTGTGGGTAGTCGAGCATCACCGTCACGCTGGACTGCGTGGAGGAGTAGACGACCACGTTGTTGATGCCAATCACGCGGTATCCAACGGCACCACAGGTGGACGCGATCTGCCCGGTCGTAGAGGCCAGAAAGACGGGTGCCCCTGCGGCGAACGTGGTATTCGTGATGATCGCGTAGTCGCAGAGTCCCTTGACCTGCACCCACCCAAACACGTTGGTTGCAGAGAGCGCCCCTGCGGCGATTCCCATCACGGGCCAGATGCTAGCGGTATGCGCCGTGCCTGCCGCCTTGGCAGAAACGGAATCGACAAACACCAGACATCCGTGGGTAACGTCTGAACCACGGAGATAGATGAACTCTCCGTAGTTAGCCCCGGAACCCGCGCTTCCAGTCTGGAAGTCGAGTGCCCTCATCTTGATTCCCAGCGGCCACTGCTGGACAGTGCCGGTTGCCGTGACCGGAGACGGTGCCCCGATGTTCGGATCGACGATCTTGTAAACGATAGCTCCCATGGTCGTTCCCCCTTTCTAGGTGGTGATCTGGAGGCGGCCCTGGAACTGAGCGCCCGAGCAGGTAAGTGCCCCGGCCCACGCCAAAATCTGCACTTCGGCGTCCTGGTTCACGCTGTAGCGCCGGTTCGGGTTCAGGGGCACCATGTCCCTGTCCTTGTGGGGGCGGAACTTCAGGTACTTGGTATTGAGGAAGTAGAACGAAGTCCACGGCGAGCTGGCGGAGTCCACGCCGTAGCCTCCGATACCTCCGTCCAGCACCACATCGGCGTCCATGAACTTGATGGACGGGAAGCCGAGCTTCGCCTCACCGGGATTGGTGAAACGCTGGATGGCCTGGAGCGATGCCATGTAGGCAGCCCAGACGGTATTCGTGGTAACGATGAGGTCAGGCCGATCCGCGCCACGGACCTGCTTTGCCCACATCTCGTTCATCGCGGCCTGCACGTTGGCTGCACCGAGACCACCGGCCTTGGTGTTGATCTGGTTCTTCCAGAACGTCCAGGTGCCCCGGTCGATCCCGCCGTAGGTGTTGGTGTTGGTGTAGGGCACGGCAGCTTCCAGACCCACGATGGTCTTTCCGCCGTATCCCGTACCATCCGAGTAGACGCCTTCGGAGAGACGGTTCGCCATGGTGGACTCGGCCACGTTCACCCGGGATTCGAGCAGATCGATCATCTGCTCACGGCCCGAATTCTGAAGCTGCTCCAGACCCGAGATGACCACGGGCACGGCGATCTGCTTCAGGTTGAACTGGGCGGCGCTGATCACATCGCTGGCGGCCACGGGAAGGAGGTCATATCCCGAGTACCACGAAGCGTTCTGGTTCTCCGCAAAGGACAGTTCCTCGAAGATGACGGATCCGCCGGAGACCGTCTTGATGTTCCCACGCTCACGGAGGCGGGCCAGCAAGGCGTTGTTCTTGGTCACGTTGTCCGCAATCTTGCGGGAACGCGACTCGATGGTGGTCGCAATGATATCGGTGACGCTTGTAGGAAATGCCATGGTCACTCCAAAAAGGCTGGATGTGCGACACTTGCGCGTGGACGGGCCAATCCCGTTCGCCACGCCCCGTCGCGGGGCCTAATCAGAGTGAGTGAGCCTAGCTAGCTCTCACTTTCTAGCACTAGCTCGATCCCATGCGGCTTCGAGATCGTCCTTCAAGCTGCCTCCCGATGGAGCCGGTGGTCCGGCTGTCGGGGAACCCCGGATACTGGATGCTGCATCCCTGGCCCGCTGCGTGGACCCCCCCGGGTTCGCGGCGGCCTTTCTCTGTTCCACGACCTTCGATACCTCCGGGTGGAGCAGAATCGCCCGATTATACGCATCTTGGGCACTCATTTGGAAGCCCCTTTTGCTGGCTACCTCCAAGATATCCGCCATGTCCTCCCTAACGTCCTCGAAGAACTCCTGTGCCGAAACGGCCTCTAGCTGGGCTGCGGCTTTCTGCTGAGTCCGCTGCTGGGCCTGCTCTAGCAGGGAATCTAGCCTGGGATCCCGCATCGGCTGTGGCTGATACTGCTGCGGGGCCTGCTGCGGAGCCTGCTGCCCAGAGAGGATGGCATCGAGGGTGGCGATGTCCACCCCGTAGGTCTTTATCAGGGATGCGACGATCTGCGCTCTCATGGGTGCAGGGCCGGTCGCCAGCATGGCTGTGGTCTGCATCATGTTGGCGATGCCCGTCATCGCATCGACGCCTTCGGAACGGAACAGGGTCTCATAAGGTGTCGTAATTTCACGAAATTTGCTGAATCCCTGGCGAGCTTCGGAGGACTCCTGAAGGGCCATGGCGGTCTCCCGCTCACGCCGGATAACCTCCTGCTGGATGTCAGCCGGGACCTTGGCCCAGCCCTCCCTGGCGGTAGGCTTCCATGAGGCAGGGGCCTTGACCTGGGGGACCACCGGCTCCGTGATTGGCGGTGGCTCCGTGGACGGTGGAGCACCTGACTTCAGGGCTACCTTGACCGGCTCCTTGGCTGCCTCCTTCGGGGGTGCCTCGCCTGTTTTCGCAGCGAAACGCCCCTTTTCGTCCCTGGCCCGCTGGTCGCTCTGCTCCTGGGTATCCCCGATAGTAGGGGTTTCGGTAGGTGCAGTCTGGTCCCCGGTGATGGGGGCTCCCGTGACCACATCCGGCGTGGTGTCCGGTGCGGTGTCCTCCGCTGCATCCATCGCAGCGGCCAGGTCGTCTCTCAGGCTAGTCTCGTTGTCGGCCATGTGTTCCCCCGGTTATCTGCTATTTCCTTCGATCTAGCACTTCGTAGGTCGCTCTTGATACATCCTCTCGACGTATCTTGTTCGTTTCTAGTACCTCGGCACGCTTCTGCTTGGCGTACCACTCTGGCGAGAAATCGCCGCTAGGGGCCAGGTCGCGCTGCTTCATGTATTCCCGATGCTTGCGCCGGGAACCGATATCCACGCCATCCGTGGCCTTCGTATTCTCGTAGAAGCGGTCCATCAGGATAGGGGCATTCACGGCTTGGCTATCCTCCACCGGACCCATTAGCTCCAACTGCTTCGTCTTTGTATCCCACCGATATCGTTTACCCATGGCTACTTGTTCCCCGTGACCTTGCTGACGGTCTTTTTGGCGTCGGCACGCTGCTCTGCCTGGATCTTCTTCATGGACATTTCGTGGTCGGCGGCATTCAGTTCGGACTGTGCCTCGTTCTTTTCCATGTCCACGGCCGCCTTCTGCTTCTGAACCTCCATGCCGAAGATGTGCTTCTTCTGCTCGATCTCCAGGCCGAAGGCGTCGGCCATCATCTTCATGTTCATCTCCTGCTTCTTCAATTCCAGTTCCATCTGCTTGATCTGCATCTCCAGTTGCCCCTGCTGGGCCTTCTGCTGCAATTCCATCTGGGACTTCTGGGCGCTCTGCTGCATATCGACCTGGCCCTTCTGGAGGTCAAGCTGGGCCTTTTGCTGGTCGGACTGCATCTTCGCCTGGACAGCCATGATCTTCGGATCCGGGGGAGGCGGCTGGCTCTGCATCTTCTGGAGTTCCTGGTTGGCGGACAGCACCATCTGGTCAAGAACGCCCTCGATAGTGGCCCCGCCACGGAACCCGGCAATCGTCCATTGGAGGACTTGCAGCATATACGGCATCATCCAGGGTGCCGCCTGGGCTAGCGGGAGGCTAGACTGGAGGAACTGGGACATCGCCATGAGGAATTCAGACCGCTCCTCCTTCACGGCGGCCATGTCGGCCATCGACACCGACTCCGGCTTCACCTCTATCCGGTACTGGTAGAAATCGCTCTTGATGAGGCCGATGGCCTCCTGCGCTAGCTGCTGGTCGGAACCCACCAGATACTTGATGTTGGCCCGCATGGCGATGGTCTGCGGGTCTACGTGTTTCGAGATGATCTCCGCCTTGAGGGCCTGGAGGTCGGACGCGAACCGGGCGAAGTCGTTTTGAAGCCGCTGGACCCTGACGCTGGCGAACTTGGCCTTCAAGGACTGTTCGGTGGCGGTAGCGCCAGCGGTGGACTGGCCCCGCATGATGTCCGACATCCCCGTGACCTGATAAAGCAGGTTCATCAGTTCCGAGCGATAGTCCCGCAAAACCTGGAGGGCGTTCACGATGGCTTCCAGCGGCATCCAGTCCACGACGCCTGCCAGGCCACCCTTCTCCTTGAACGCCTCGAATCCGTCGATGGGGATAAGTTCGTTGGCGACGGCCTCCGAGAGCAATCGCTTCACGCCCTCGCTCTGCTTGTCGTAGACCCCGCGAACGGCGATGGCCCGCTCCAGATTGGTGATACGGGTAGAAACGATGTCAACCTCGTCGTAGAGATCCTGGGCCATCACGAAGTCGGCCCGGGGCATGAACTTGGTGGTGGTGCAGTTCGCGACAAGCGGCCTTGGGCAGGGGAAGAATCCGTCCAGACCGAGCGGGTCGTCCTTCACATCCAGGATCTTGTCGAAGCCCCTGACCCACCAGAGCACCTTCTTCGACTCCTTATCCCAGATTTCCCAGACATCGGCCCGAGACCAGGGATCGTTCTTCATCCCGTCGTTCTCGTCCTTGTTCATGTACTTCACGCCCTGGAGGGGCACCTTGTCGCCGTACTCCGGGAACCGGGCCTTCAGGGCTGCCTTGGTCATCGGGGCCTTGAAGGCGACCCACCGGACCTCATCCCAGGTGCGGCAGGGAGACCAGCGGAAGTCCTGCCAATGGACGTAATCCGTATCGACATCCTCCTCCTTCTTGGTGGCCTCCGGGGTGTAGGCGGGGGCCAGTTCCGCGCCGGTCTCAGCGTGGGTGATGGCCGCAACCGGATCGTGCTCCTCCCACTCCACCTCGTAGCGGACCCTGGCCTGGCCCAGACCCGGGATAAGCCGGTCCTCCAGGCAGTTTTCTAGGGCGGTGGCGTAGGTGTCCGAATCCCGCTCGATGTCCGTGTTCAGCATACGCTGGAGGACTTCGCCTCCGACCCGGGCTACATCGTCGTTCGGGTCCGCGAACTTCCGCTTCACATCGACCTTCGGCTCCTTGCCGTACATGAGGGCCTGGAGGGTCTGGATGTTGCTGGTGAAGAGGTTGACGCGGGTATCGCCCTCCGTCCTCATATCCTGCCGGTTATCGAGGAATCGCTTTACGATGGTCTTGCCGGAGTCGATCCAGGTCTTGCTATTCTCCTCCGCCGACTTCATCTCGACCGACCATCTAGCGGCGATTCCCTCCGGGGTATCCGGGAACTGGTCCGAACTGTCGATCTTCGTGATGGAGGCTGAATCGCTCATTGGACTCTCCTACGTCTTGACAGGGATAGGGCGTGATCCTCGAAAAGCTGATCGAGGGTAAAGCTGTAGTGCAGCGGGACGGCCACTGGCTTCGGTGCCACGGGTGCTGTCTTTATCCCCATCATCTCCGATACCTTCACGACGGCAGCAGTATACCGGAAAGCGTCGGAGGCGTGCGAACTCCAGTCGTGGACGGGCCGGGTGGAGTAGTCCTTTTTGTCCTCGTCATACTCGTAATGGTACTCCCGCAGGCACTTCACGCCCTCGCTGACCCGCTGGTGGAAGCGAACCCCCTTCTGGATCATCCAGCGGGCGGCCTGAATTCCCTCCAGCAATGGTAGGTCGGGTCCGATCGATACCACTCCAGGGTATTTCCGCAGGAATTGGTTGAGTATCGATACGCCAGCCGCGAGAGTAGTCTGCCTGGCATCATGTGGAAGCCAATGCTTAATGTACCGATAGGGCTTTCCATCGACGATATCGTAGTAGTGCGAAAGAGGCTGCCCACGGCCTTCGTAGAAGTCGATGAGGTCAACTTGTCCTCCCTTCACCTGCCAGAACCAGATAGCCGTCGAATCCGTGAACCCGAGATCCCAGGAGGTGAATACGTCGTCGTAGGAATGCTCGAAAGCCGTGATACCTCCAGCCTTCGAGATACCGTCGATAAGGTCTCCCCAGACGGAGCCCACCAGCGCAGCCGTCCAGTCGCAGAGGTATTCCTGCTTGATGAAGGCTTCTGGTTTGCCGCTCTGCCTTTCCTCCGCGATGGTCTTTTCCGGGTCGTAGGCTTTCGTGTCGTAAAGGGTCTTTAAGTCGCAATACCAAATCTGGGGATTCGCCAATGCCCGGTCGAACAGATCCTTGGCATGGTTGTTCCCACGGGGCGTGGTGATGTAGATTTCCCAGCCGTCATTCTCCCGCAACATCGGAGATATCAGGTTCGTGGACTTGGGGGAGCAGATGGCGTATTCAGAATATACCACGCCGACTGGCCCGGCTCCGACGACCTCGACGCGATCAGAGCCCATGAGTCGCCAAATTGATCCACACTTGAGTTCAACCACCATCTGTTGCTCATCTTTACGCTTGACGATGGAGCCGGGTCGTTTAGGGTCAAGAAATCCGGGAAATACGTTTTCAAGGGTTCGCTTGCCATCCTTGGTGAATCCTTCCCAGATAGCCTTCCGGGCTTGAGCAAAAGTGGGGTAGATGTGCCAGTAGGCCCCCTTCCGTTCGTGGGCCATCTTGCAGGTCTGGTGGAGGGCGGCCAGGTCTTTTCCCGACCGGCGATGCCACACCATGATGCACTTCTTCCCCCCGTTATCCATGAAGTCCATGAACGGAAGCTGATAGTCCCGGGGGGTGAAGTCGTTGGGAAGATGTACCTCGATCTTCATACCCACCCCACTCCATTCCAGACATGGAAGTTGAAGCCAGTGGAGGGCAGTGGCGCGTAGGCAAAATCTAGCGACGGGGTAGTAGATTCTACCTGTTCGTTGGCACTCACCAGGATGGCCTCGTAGGCGTCGGTGGCCGTACAGGTGAGGTTGTCCGCCACGAACAGAGGACGCTGAAGGATGGCGTCGTAGGAATCGCTCACGGTGACGGCTTCGGCCATGGAGCAAGCATACCCCTGGTTAGCCAGTACCGTATCGGTGGCCGTTGCTAGTTCTAGCTGGCTAGAAGCCGGAATACCGAATTCTAGGTCAAAACTAGCCGTTACGGACTCCGACTGGGATTCTCCCTGAACGGCCTTGGCCTCGTAGCTGTCGGTCAGGGTGGATACGAAGATGTTTTCGCCACCCACGACCGTCATTTTTAGGGCGTTATAGGCGTCCGACAGAGTGACGGATTCCAGCCAATCCAAAGG